ATGAAAAATAAAAAGCGCGTATTCATTGCGTCATCATTATCATGTGCACTTTTATTGTTATCAGCAGCAAATACAGAAGCGAATTCAGCGAATAAAGACTCACAAGACCAAACTAAGAAAGAACATGTTGATAAGGCTCAACAAAAAGAAAAGCGTAATGTGAATGATAAAGATAAAAATACACCAGGACCTGATGATATTGGTAAAAACGGTAAAGTTACAAAGCGTACTGTATCTGAATACGATAAAGAGACAAATATTTTACAAAATTTACAATTCGACTTTATCGATGATCCAACATATGACAAGAATGTCTTACTTGTCAAAAAACAAGGGTCAATTCATTCAAATTTAAAGTTTGAATCTCATCGAAATGAAACAAACGCATCATGGTTAAAATACCCGAGTGAATATCACGTTGATTTTCAAGTACAAAGAAACCCTAAAACTGAAATTTTAGATCAACTGCCAAAAAATAAAATTTCCACTGCGAAAGTAGATAGTACATTTTCTTATAGCTTAGGTGGTAAATTCGATTCAACAAAAGGTATTGGACGAACATCATCTAATAGCTATTCTAAATCTATCAGTTATAACCAACAAAATTACGACACAATTGCGAGCGGTAAAAATAATAATAGACACGTACACTGGTCTGTTGTTGCCAACGATTTAAAATACGGGAATGAAATTAAGAACAGAAATGATGAATTCTTATTCTATAGAAATACTAGATTATCTACTGTAGAAAATCCTGAATTAAGTTTTGCATCAAAATATAGATATCCTGCGCTTGTAAGAAGCGGATTTAACCCAGAATTCTTAACTTATATTTCTAATGAAAAGTCAAATGAAAAAACACGATTCGAAGTTACATATACACGTAATCAAGATATTTTGAAAAATAAACCTGGTATACATTATGGACAACCAATTTTAGAACAAAATAAAGATGGTCAAAGATTTATTGTAGTTTATGAAGTAGGTTGGAAAAATAAAACAGTTAAAGTCGTTGAAAAATACTCTGATCAAAATAAACCATATAAAGAAGGATAAAGTAGAAGGGACGGATGACAAATGATTAAACAAGTATGTAAAAATATTACAATCTGTAGTTTAGCGCTATCAACAGCTTTAACTGTATTTCCAGCATCTTCTTATGCAGAAATTAAATCTAAAATTACTACAGTTTCCGAGAAGAACCTTGATGGTGATACGAAGATGTATACACGTACGGCTACAACGAGTGATACAGAGAAAAAAATCTCACAAAGCTTACAATTTAATTTTCTTACTGAGCCAAATTATGATAAAGAGACAGTATTTATTAAGGCGAAAGGTACAATTGGCAGTGGATTGAAAATTTTAAATCCAAATGGTTATTGGAATAGTACATTAAGATGGCCTGGTTCTTATTCAGTCTCGATTCAAAACGTTGATGATAACAACAACAGTACAAATGTGACTGATTTTGCGCCTAAAAATCAAGATGAATCAAGAGAAGTTAAATATACGTATGGCTATAAAACAGGTGGAGATTTTTCAATTAATCGTGGTGGTTTAACTGGAAATATTACAAAAGAGAAAAATTATTCAGAGACAATTAGTTATCAACAACCATCTTACCGCACACTTATTGATCAACCTACAACAAATAAAGGTGTAGCTTGGAAAGTAGAAGCACATTCTATCAATAATATGGGACATGATCATACGAGACAACTAACTAATGACAGTGATGATAGAGTGAAAAGTGAAATCTTTTCATTAACTCGAAACGGAAACCTATGGGCGAAAGATAATTTCACGCCTAAAAATAAAATGCCTGTAACTGTGTCAGAAGGATTTAATCCAGAATTTTTAGCTGTAATGTCACACGATAAAAATGATAAAGGTAAATCAAGATTTATCGTTCATTATAAACGATCAATGGATGACTTTAAATTAGATTGGAACAAACATGGTTTCTGGGGCTATTGGTCTGGTGAAAACCATGTAGATCAAAAAGAAGAAAAATTATCAGCATTATATGAAGTTGATTGGAAGACACATGATGTAAAATTAATTAAAACAATTAATGATAAAGAACAGAAATAAGTTTTCGCAAGTTGCCTGCTGCGTATCACGTAGTAGGTAACTATTTATTTGTTTTGGGATAGATAGCTTGAGACACTGTATCTTTTATTATGGATAACCTAACTTGATATTGTTAGGTGCATATGAGGCATGTAGAGGTATAGTGGAAGTTAAAGAAATGAAAACGATGAGATATCAGTTTAAAGTTAGTCAATTCAAATTTTAACAATATAACTCGCTTCGACTTTTTAGAACGAAGCGAGTTTTTTGTTGAGTGCTATTTACTATAGGCTTTGATTGGATAATGATCTGAGAAATCATTGTATACATAGTAGTAAGGGAAGGCATATACATCCCATGGTTTCGGTTTCTCAGTAACAACTTCATTGACTAATTGTTTTGGTTGTTTATGATCTTTATCTGTAAATATATAGTCTAAATGTTCTGGTTTACCATTAGGATAATTATATTTCGCAATTGAATTTGATTGAGGGTCCCATGTGCTATTATGACCTGCATATAAAACATCATTTACATTCAAGTTTTTAAGCATATCTTTGAACTCTTCAGTTCCTTTATTAACATTAAGGTCGCCACCTATATATACCGTTTCATCTTTAGGGATATTTTTCTTTTTAACAAAGTCACTGATTTCTTTCATTTGTTCAGCTCTAATTTTTCGATCATGTCCAGCACCACAACGTGAATCTTCAGATTGTGTATGTGTACCGATAACGTGAACGTTCTTACCATTTTTCTCTATCTTTGTATAAACAAAGCCTTTATTACTGTCATTGTCGAATCCACAACCGCTTTTGAATACATGTTGGATTTTTTCTTTAATAGGATATTTACTTACAATCGCTACGCCGCCATCTTCAGCAACAGTTGATGAGTAGCTACCTTCAGTTTTGTCCCAACCTGATTGAGAACGACCGAGTACAGGTGTTTGGTAAGGATATTCTTTTTTCACATTACTTAATAATTTGTCTGATGCACCATTATCAAATGCTTCATTGAATATTACGACATCATTATTTTTAATATAAGAAGATTGTCCGATTAAATCAGCGCGTTTATATTGCCCCCAGTTTGGATACATAGAAACCTTGTAACAACAGTATTTATTGGGTTTGGAGTCCCTGATGGGTCCCTAAATTACATACTTTCTAAAATTTTAGTTGTTTTTTTGTCCTCTTCATTAAATTTTTCTTCTAACAAATGAGAATACACGGATGTAGTTATTGCTATATTTTTATGACCTAATCTTTTAGAAATGTAATGTATAGATACACCTTTTGCTAGTAAATAAGAACAATGAGTGTGTCTTAATGCGTGCGATGTAATAATTGGTATATTATTGACTCTACAGGCTGATTTCAAAGCATTATTGATAGCATGAAGGTTAATTATAGATCCGGCTTCTTTGAAAATGTAACCATCATAGCTAATTGCAAATGTACTTATGACGTCCATAATGTGTTTCATATCAGATTTAGCGATACTGATATATCTAGGGGAAGTATCGGTTTTTCGCTCGTCAATAAATATAGTGTTTTTCACTTGGTTGATATGCTCAATCTTTATATTTCTTGCACCACTGACACGACAACCCGTACAAATCATTATGAATAGCGCTAATGATGAACGAGTTCTCTTCTTTCTGACGTGATCTTTTAGTATTTCATATTCAGTTACCGAGATGAATTTTTCTTGTTCTGACTTCGTAGGTTTTCCGGCTTTATAATTAACTTTATAAGCGGGATTTTTAAAAATAAGCCCATCATATAATGCGTCATCTAAAGCTGACCGAATAGCACCGTTTGTTTTTCTTATAGTTTCTTTTGCGTGTTCTTTTGAATAATCGTTTATGAATTTCTGATAAACTTGTCTATTTATCTTTGATAACTCCATTTTACCTATTTTATGTTTTTGTATATGTTGTAATGCATTTCTATAATGACGGTAGGTATTTTCTTTAACAACAGGTTGTTTATACGTTTTAATCCAATTTTCGAAGTATTCTTCAAGAGTTATATAGTTATCTATATTAAAACCACTTCTTAACTCATTTAACTTGTCTAGTCCAGCAGAATTAGCTTCACGCTTTGTTCTAAAACCTTTCTTACGGTATCTTTTTCCTTCATGCTTAAACTCATATTGCCATTTTTTACCATCGTAACAACGTGTTTTCATGTGTTCCCTCCTCAAAATTGGCAAAAAATAATAAGGGTAGGCGAGCTACCCGAAATTTCGCATTATAGATAGGTTAGTGACAAAATACATTTTTCGTCTAGATTAACCGTGCCTCTTAGATTATTAATATTTTCGTTTAGATGTTTTTCAGAAACTTTAGCAACTTCATAATCGTTCATGTAAAGTGTTTGGTTTTTTATTGTATAATTAAGTAATTCATAATCTTTGTATACTTCTTTTACTTTATCTATATCAACATTTTCAAGAACAAGTTTTTTTATGTTATTATAATTAAAGTTTTCCATTGTTTTCCTCCTATAATAGCTTATCTGCAATCATCACAGCTAATAAATCGTTTTGTCTTATTGCTTCTAATTTTAAGTTGAATATTTGTGTGACATATTTATCTGAGTCTCTAGGTACTTTATTAATTGTTTTAGAAAAGTTGTTTAACCATTCGATTTTATCTTCATATTTCATTTTACTATTTGCAAAATTCTTTTTCTGACCGTGTCTTAAAAGTCTAGTTGTATACTTCCCGGCAAGTTGGTGTCTTTTTTCTTGGTTTTTATAAATTGGACTTTTATAAATAGCTTTATAAATTTCGTTTATAGTAGCAAAATATTGATTTCCTGTACTTTTATTTACTGACAAATGATTGCTAGACTCGAAATCGTTGACTACAATATAGTATTCATAGTCGGTTTTTATCGAGTAATTTTTCGAATTCATCAAAAATTCTATAGTAAATAATTGGTCTTCAGCAGTTTTAGAGAATGTTTTGAATTTTATCTTGTTTTTATCTATAACACTTTTTTTAAACATTTTTAGTACTGATAAAGCATAAAAAATACTATTATCAATAATATCAGCTTTCGCTACATTTCCTTTCTCAAATATAGCTTTAGGAACACTTCTTCCTTTACCTTCAACTCCATATTTTCCAATTATTAAATCGCTATTATTTTCTTTGCCGTAATTATATAAATCTTCTAGTGCTCTTTCGTGAAGTAAATCATCAGAATCTAAAAAGAATACATATTCAGCTTTGCTCATTTTTAAGCCTGTATTTCTAGGTACGCTAGCATTTCCACTATTCTTTTTTAATTGTTTAAAACGAACTAATCCTTTATATTTTTTTATAACATTCAAAGTCTCACCATTGTCATTTGAATGATCATCAATAATAATTAATTCGTAATCAGTACTCTTCATTGTTTGATTTAATACAGAACTAATGGTTCTATGTAATTTTTCGCCGTTATTGAATGTTGGCATTATAACACTTACTTTTTTCATTTTCATTTCTCCTTTGTTTATATTTATATTAAAGCGCTAAATATACGTTATTAATCACAATGCAATTAATTGATTGTAAGATACTTAGTCGTATAATTCTATATACCTATTAGTAAATTCTTCGGTAGTTATTTCTCCATTTTCTTTTTGTTGTTGAAGTTTAGAAGATTCTTTTTGAATTTCATCGTATTTTTCACGAGAATACCCATATTTTTCCATCTCTTTATAATTAGCTTCGTTTATTTGTTCTTGTTGCTGAGGTGTGACACAACCACCAACTGTGCATTGTGTACCATCAGGTTTTGTGTAACCTATAACGTCACCTGCGCCTTGTGCTTGGTACCAAGTATTACCATCTGCATCTACCATGCCGTTAACATTGTGACCATTTTTTACTCTTTGTGATATTTCGTCTTTAGTTAAAGGTCTATTATTTTGTATGTTGTTGTCGAGATTTGTGTTGTTCTCGTTGTTTACTTGATTATTGTTATTGTTTTGATTAGCATTTTCTTTTTTCGCTTCTGCTTTTTCTTTAGTTTCTTTCTTTTTATCTTTGTTCTCTTTCTTTGTTTCTGTTTTTTTACTTTCTTCTTTTTTGTCTGTATCGTTACTACCACAAGCACCTAACACCAACGTACTTGCTAATAGTAAACCTAATAATCTTTTCATTTTAATTTCTCCTTTGTTTACTTTTTATATTAAAACACCATATAGGCGCTATTAATCACATTTTAGTTCTATCGGTAATTTTAGACTCCTTAACTCTTTGACGTGACTCTTTAGCTTCTCGAATCATATCTTTAAATCCTTGACTGTCTATAAAAGCTTTGGCTTCTTCTATTTGTTCTTGAGTAAGCTCTTTACCACCAGTATTGATGTGTAAGTGTTCAATTTCTTTATAAGTACTCATTTTTTCGACTCCTGTTCTTCAAGTTCACTTTTAGTTATAGGTAAACCATTATTCAACCTATAAGTCAGTTCTTCTTCTGTATAAAAGGGGATTTCAACCATTTCCCACTCTTCAATGTTAATGTCAACTTCTTTTAAATTCATTTTACTACCTCCTATAAAATAACTTTTCCAACTAACCTCACACTTTCATTATCATAAAAATGTAAATCTTTATACTTTTTATTTAAAGAAACCAACGTTAATCTGTTATCTTCTACATAAACCTTCTTTACGTAAGCATCTCCATTTATAATAAAGACGCCTATTTGTCCATCTTTGATAGTGTGAGATTTTTCAATGAATATAATTTGTCCATTTTTAAATAACGGCTCCATTGAGTCTCCATTTACTTTTAAAGCTATATCATGTGCGGGGACATAACCTCTTACGAATTCTTTTGAAATAGGTTCGTTATATAATCTTTCACCAATACCAGCAGACGCACAACCATATATATCCACTTCGGATTTTTCTTGAATGTAAGAATTGAAATCTACCAGATTATCATCACTGTCATTATTTTGCTCTTCTAATTGATTAGTCGCATATTTTAGTACATTGCTTTGTCTTGGAGGCGTGAGTTGAGATGACACGTTATGAATTTCTTCAATAATTTTCGAATCATCCATATCATGTATTAAATCTAAGGGTTTAACTCCAAAAACGTTAGCTATTTCAGGTAATTTATCTAGTTTTGGACTTCTAATTCCCTTTCTCCATCTTGTGACTGTTGTTCTATTTACATCTACTAATTCTGCTAATTCACTATCACTCATATCTCTTTTGTTCATCAGACGTTCTAGATTCGAAGAAAATGAACTCATATTTTTATCTCCTTTAAACATATTATCTAACTAATAACTTCATTATATGCCTACAGTTCCAAAAATGCAACAAAAAACATAAAAATATGTGTAGAGGCAAAAAAATATGTAAAAAGCACTTGCAATTTTGGAACATCAGGTGTAGTATTGTTTTCAGGAGGTGTTCCAAAAATGCACAAAGATTTATATAGCTTTAGAAAAGCGGCGAAAAAGAACCAAGACTTTATGGGGAGTTTGATTGGTGTTTCGGGTCAACAATACGGAAAAAGAGAACGCGGAGAGATTCCTATTAATTTAGATGAAGCGATGATTTTTTCTAAGGCACTCGAAACACCTATACAAGAACTATTTCCAGAATATTTTTTTATTGAGCGAGTTCCAAAAATGCACAAAAACGAAATAACATCTTAAAAGGAGGAACAACAAATGAACATTCAAGAAGCAACGTGATGAGCTTATCGTGGATATAGCTAAGTTAAGAGAGCGTAACGAAGAGCTGGAGAACATGTGGCGCACAGTCAAAAATGAATTGCTTGGAAGATACGAACATTACTGTTTTAAAATTAGAGAACTACACCCTGAGAGCAAAGCGAACAGGATAGGAGCTCTCTATATAGGAGGTAAAAGCACTGCAGATATTATACTGTCGCGAATGGAAGAACTAGACGGAACAAATGAGTTCTACGAATTTTTAGGTCAAATGGAGGAAGACACTAATGAATAACCGCGAACAAATCGAACAGTCCGTTATAAGTACTAGTGCGTATAACGGTAATGACACAGAGGGATTGCTAAAAGAGATTGAGGACGTGTATAAGAAAGCACAAGCGTTTGATGAAATACTTGATGGAATGACAAATGCTATTCAACATTCAGTTAAAGAAGGTATTGAACTTGATGAAGCAGTAGGGATTATGGCAGGTCAAGCTGTCTATAAATATGAGGAGGAGCAGGAAAATGAAAAAATTTAATGTTCAAATCACATACACTGGAATGATTGAAGAGACTATCGAGGCTGAAAGTTTAGAAGAAGCAGAAAATGAGGCGCGTGATATTGCGATGATGGAAGTACCATTTGATTGTGATGAATATGAAATTAATGTAGAGGAGAAAGAATAATGACTAACACATTAACAATTGATCAGTTACAAGAGTTATTACAAATACAAAAGGAGTTCGACGATAGAATACCAACGCTGAACTTACGAGATAGCAAAATAGCATATGTAGTTGAATTCTTTGAATGGTTTAATACATTGGAAACGTTTAAGAACTGGAAGAAGAAACCAGGTAAGCCGTTAGACGTACAACTTGATGAATTAGCTGACATGTTGGCGTTTGGATTGAGTATTGCGAATCAAGTAGGAGTGTCATCAGAAGAGATAAAAGAAGCGATTGAATCAAGTTTTAAAGATACAGAATTTCACAAAATGTTTAATTTTAAAGATAAAGAATTTGCTCAAGACGCAGTTGTTAGTACACCACAGATAATATTCAAAGAATTTTATCCCGACCAACAAGCAATTGTTATAGTGATAGACATAGCTTACAACTTATATTCTATCGACCAACTCATTGACGCATACAAAAAGAAAATGAAAAGGAACCACGAAAGACAAGATGGAACAGCAGACGCAGGAAAAGGATACGTGTAAAGACATCTTAGATCGAGTCAAGGAGGTTTTGGGGAAGTGAGCGACATGTTAGAAATATTTTTAATAGGGTTTGGCGTTTATCTCTTTTATCGCATAGCAATTATTTTTCTTAAGAGTAAAAAGACTATACACACAAACATATATGAAATGTTAATGCTTGCTACTATCTTTATGATATCTACATTTGCTTATAAACATCAAAAGACGCATATCTTAATAGCATTTTTAGTAATGTTTTTTATGAGTAAGCTCAAACAAGTTCAAGGGAGCTATGAGGAATGACACAATACTTAGTCACAACATTCAAAGATTCAACAGGACAACCACATGAACATTTTACTACTGCTAGAGATAATCAGACGTTTACAGTTGTTGAGGCAGAGAGTAAAGAAGAAGCGAAAGAGAAGTACGAGAAACAAGTTAAAAGGGATGCAGTTATTAAAGTGGGTCAGTTGTTTGAAAATATAAGGGAGTGTGGGAAATGATTAAAAAACTTAAAAATATGGATGGGTTCGACATCTTTATTGTTGGAATACTGTCATTATTCGGTATAACCGCATTGCTACTTGTTGTCGCATTGCCTATCTATACAGTGGCTAGTTACCAAAACAAAGAAGTACATCAAGGGACAATTACAGATAAATATAACAAAAGACAAGATAAAGAGGACAAATTCTATATTGTATTAGATGATAAACAAGTCATCGAAAACTCAGACTTATTCTTCAAAGGAAAGTTTGATAGCGCAGACATACAAGCTAGGTTAAAAGTAGGTGATAAAGTAAAAGTTAAGACGATTGGATATAGAATACACTTTTTAAATTTATATCCGGTCTTATACGAAGTAAAGAAGGTAGATAAAAAATGATTAAGCAAATACTAAGATTATTATTCTTACTAGCGATGTATGAGTTAGGTAAGTATGTAACTGAGCAAGTATATATTATGATGACGGCTAATGATGATGTAGAGGCGCCGAGTGATTACGTCTTTCGAGCGGAGGTAAGTGAGTGATGTGGATTACTATGACTATTGTATTTGCTATATTGCTATTAGTTTGTATCAGTATTAATAGTGATCGTGCAAGGGAGATACAAGCGCTCAGATATATGAATGATTATCTACTTGATGAAGTAGTTAAAACTAAAGGATACAACGGGTTAAAAGAATACAGGATTGAATTAAAGCGAATGAATAACGATATTAAAAAGTAATTTATATTATCGGAGGTATTGCATTGAATGATAAAGATTGAGAAACACGATATCAAAAAGCTTGAAGAATACATTCAGCACATCGATAACTATCGAAGAGAGTTGAAGATGCGAGAATATGAATTACTTGAAAGTCATGAACCAGATAATGCGGGAGCTGGCAAAAGTAATTTGCCGGGTAACCCGATTGAACGATGTGCAATAAAGAAGTTTAGTGATAACAGGTACAATACATTAAGAAATATAGTTAACGGTGTAGATAGATTGATAGATGAAAGTGATGAGGATACGCTTGAGTTATTAAGGTTTAGATATTGGGATTGTCCTATTGGTTGTTATGAATGGGAAGATATAGCACATTACTTTGGTACAAGTAAGACAAGTATATTACGTAGAAGGAATGCACTGATCGATAAGTTAGCAAAGTATATTGGTTATGTGTAGCGGACTTTTACCCTATGTAAGTCCGCATTAAAACAGTTTATTATGTTAGTATCAGATTAATATTTAAAGTTATTAAATGCTAATACGACGCATGAACAAGAGGCGCATTACTATGTGATGTGTCTTTTTATTTATGAGGTATGAACATGTTCAAACTAATTGTAAATACATTACTACACATCAAGTATAGATGCGTCTTGATACTACTTAAGTTATATAAGGTGAAACATTATGATGACTAAAGACGAACGTATACGATTCTATAAGTCTAAAGAATGGCAAACAACAAGAAAAAGAGTACTAGAAAGAGATAATTATGAATGTCAACAATGTAAGAGAGACGGCAAGTTAACGACATATGACAAAAGCAAACATAAGTCGTTGGATGTAGATCATATATTATCGCTAGAACATCATCCGGAGTTTGCTCATGACTTAAACAATTTAGAAACACTGTGTATTAAATGTCACAACAAAAAAGAAAAGAGATTTATAAAAAAAGAAAATAAATGGAAAGACGAAAAATGGTAAATACCCCCGGGTCAAAAAAATCAAAAGCGATCAAAATACTTGGGGAACGGGCAGGGGCTCGACTTCGCGATAATTTTAAAAATCCATGTATAACCCCCCCTCTTATAACCATTTTAAGGCAGGTGATGAAATGGAGATTATAGTTGATGAAAACTTAGTGCTTAAAGAAAAAGAAAGGCTGCAAGTATTATATAAAGACATACCTAGCAATAAATTAAAAGTAGTTGATGGTTTAATTATTCAAGCAGCAAGACTACGTGTAATGCTTGATTACATGTGGGAAGACATAAAAGAAAAAGGTGACTATGATTTATTTACTCAATCTGAAAAGGCGCCCCCATATGAAAGAGAAAGACCAGTAGCCAAACTATTTAATGCTAGAGATGCAGCCTATCAAAAAATAATCAAACAATTATCGGATTTATTGCCCGAAGAGAAAGAAGACACAGAAACACCATCTGATGATTACCTATGATTAGTAATAAATACGTTGATGAATATATAAATTTGTGGAAACAAGGAAAGATAATTTTAAATAAAGAAAGAATTGATCTATTTAATTATCTACAAACACATATATATTCACGAGATGATGTATATTTTGATGAACAGAAAATCGAGGATTGTATCAAATTTATTGAAAAATGGTATTTTCCAACATTACCTTTTCAAAGGTTTATCATTGCTAATATATTTCTTATAGATAAAAATACAGATGAAGCTTTCTTTACAGAATTTGCTATTTTCATGGGACGTGGAGGCGGGAAAAACGGTTTAATAAGTGCAATTAGTGATTTTCTTTCTACGCCCCTACATGGAGTTAAAGAATATCACATCTCTATTGTTTCTAATAGTGAAGAACAAGCAAAAACATCGTTTGATGAAATCAGAAACGTTTTAATGGAAAACAAACGAAATAAGACGGGTAAAACGCCAAAAGCTCCTTATGAAGTTAGTCAAACAAAAATAATAAACCGTGCAACTAAATCGGTTATTCGATATAACACATCAAACACAAAAACCAAAGACGGTGGACGTGAGGGGTGTGTTATTTTTGATGAAATTCATTATTTCTTTGGTCCTGAAATGGTAAACGTTAAACGTGGTGGACTAGGTAAAAAGAAAAACCGACGAACATTTTATATTAGCACTGATGGCTTTGTTAGAGATGGTTATATCGATTCAATGAAGCACAAAATTGCGAGTGTGTTAAGTGGCAAGGTTAAAAATAGTAGGTTATTCCCTTTTTATTGTAAGTTAGATGATCCAAAAGAAGTTGATGACAGAAATATGTGGGAAAAGGCAAACCCAATGTTACATAAACCGTTGTCAGAATACGCTAGAACACTGCTAAGTACTATTGAAGAAGAATATAACGATTTACCATTCAACCGTTCAAATAAGCCCGAATTCATAACTAAGCGAATGAATTTGCCTGAAGTTGATCTTGAAAAAGTCATAGCACCATGGAAAGAAATACTAGCGACTAATAGAGAGATACCAAATTTAGATAACCAAATGTGTATAGGTGGTTTAGACTTTGCAAATATCCGAGATTTCGCAAGTGTAGGGCTACTATTTCGAAAGAACGACGATTATATTTGGTTAGGACATTCTTTTGTAAGACAAGGGTTTTTGGATGATGTCAAATTAGAGCCACCTATTAAAGAATGGGAAAAAATGGGGTTATTGACGATTGTCGATGATGATGTTATTGAAATTGAATATATTGTTGATTGGTTTTTAAAAGCTAAGGAAAAATATGGACTTGAGAAAGTTGTGGCTGATAACTATAGAACTGACATTGTAAGGCGTGCATTTGAAGCGGCAGGCATCGAATTAGATGTTATAAGAAACCCAAAAGCAATACACGGCTTATTAGCCCCTCGAATAGATACAATATTTGCTAAACATAATGTGATATATGGAGATGATCCATTAATGCGTTGGTTTACAAATAATGTTGCTGTAAAAATCAAGCCGGATGGAAATAAAGAGTATATCAAAAAAGATGAAGTCAGACGTAAAACGGATGGATTTATGGCATTTGTTCATGCGTTATATAGAGCAGACGATATAGTAGACAAAGATATGTCTAAAGCGCTTGATGCATTAATGAGTATAGATTTCTAATAGAGGAGGTGAGACATGAGTATTCTAGAAAAGATATTTAAAACTAGGAAAGATATAACATATATGCTTGATTTAGATATGATAGAAGATCTATCACAACAAGCGTATGTGAAACGTTTAGCGATTGATAGTTGTATTGAATTTGTTGCGCGAGCTGTCGCTCAAAGTCATTTTAAAGTATTGGAAGGTAATAGAATTCAAAAGAATGATGTTTACTACAAGTTAAATATAAAACCAAATACTGACTTATCAAGCGATAGTTTTTGGCAACAAGTTATATATAAACTAATTTATGATAACGAGGTTTTAATCGTAGTAAGTGACAACAAAGAATTACTTATCGCAGATAGCTTTTACAGAGAAGAGTACGCTTTGTATGATGATATATTCAAAGATGTAACGGTTAAAGATTATACTTATCAACGTACTTTCACAATGCAAGAGGTCATATATTTAAAGTACAACAACAATAAAGTGACACACTTTGTAGAAAGTCTATTCGAAGATTACGGGAAAATATTCGGAAGAATGATAGGTGCACAATTAAAAAACTATCAAATAAGAGGGATTTTGAAATCTGCCTCTAGCGCATATGACGAAAAGAATATAGAAAAATTACAAGCGTTCACAAATAAATTATTCAATACTTTTAATAAAAATCAACTAGCAATCGCGCCTTTGATAGAAGGTTTTGATTATGAGGAATTATCTAATGGTGGTAAGAATAGTAACATGCCTTTTTCTGAATTGAGTGAGCTAATGAGAGATGCAATAAAAAATGTTGCGTTGATGATTGGTATACCTCCAGGTTTGATTTACGGAGAAACAGCTGATTTGGAAAAAAACACGCTTGTATTTGAGAAGTTCTGTTTAACACCTTTATTAAAAAAGATTCAGAACGAATTAAACGCGAAACTCATAACACAAAGCATGTATTTGAAAGATACAAGAATAGAAATTGTCGGTGTGAATAAAAAAGACCCACTTCAATATGCTGAAGCAATTGACAAACTTGTAAGTTCTGGTTCATTTACAAGGAATGAGGTGCGGATTATGTTAGGTGAAGAACCATCAGACAATCCTGAATTAGACGAATACCTGATTACTAAAAACTACGAAAAAGCTAACAGTGGTGAAAATGATGAAAAAGAAAAAGATGAAAACACTTTGAAAGGTGGTGATGAAGATGAAAGCGGAGATTAAAGGCGTCATCGTTTCCAACGAAGATAAATGGGTTTACGAAATGCTTGGTATGGATTCGACTTGTCCTAAAGATGTTTTAACACAACTAGAATTTAGTGATGAAGATGTTGATATTATAATTAACTCAAATGGTGGTAACCTAGTAGCTGGTAGTGAAATATATACACATTTAAGAGCTCATAAAGGCAAAGTGAATGTTCGTATCACAGCAATAGCAGCAAGTGCGGCATCGCTTATCGCAATGGCTGGTGACCACATCGAAATGAGTCCGGTTGCTAGAATGATGATTCACAATCCTTCAAGTATTGCGCAAGGAGAAGCGAAAGATCTAAATCATGCTGCAGAAACATTAGAACATGTTGGTCAAATAATGGCTGAGGCATATGCGGTTAGAGCTGGTAAAAACAAACAAGAACTTGTAGAAATGATGGCTAGGGAAACGTGGCTAAATGCTGATGAAGCCATTGAACAAGGTTTTGCGGATAGTAAAATGTTTGAAAACGACAATATGCAAATTGTAGCAAGCAATACACAAGTGTTATCGAAAGATGTATTAAATCGTGTAACAGCTTTGGTAAGTAAAACGCCAGAGGTTAACATTGATATTGACGCAATAGCAAATAAAGTAATTGAAAAAATAAATATGAAAGAAAAGGAATCAGAAATCGATGTTGCAGATAGTAAAGTATCAGCAAATGGATTTTCAAGATTCCTTTTTTAATACAAAAAATAGGAGGTCATAAAATGACTATAAATTTATCGGAAACATTCGCAAATGCGAAAAACGAATTTATTAATGCAGTAAACAACGGTGAACCGCAAGAAAGACAAAATGAATTGTACGGTGACATGATTAACCAACTATTTGAAGAAACTAAATTACAAGCAAAAGCAGAAGCTGAAAGAGTTTCTAGTTTACCTAAATCAGCACAATCTTTGAGTGCAAACCAAAGAAGTTTCTTCATGGATATCAATAAAAACGTTAACTATAAAGAAGAAAAACTTTTGCCAGAAGAAACAATTGATAGAATTTTTGAAGATTTGACGACGAATCATCCGTTATTAGCTGATTTAGGTATTAAAAACGCTGGTTTGCGTTTGAAGTTCTTAAAATCTGAAACTTCTGGCGTAGCCGTTTGGGGTAAAATCTATGGTGAAATTAAAGGTCAATTAGATGCTGCGTTCAGTGAAGAAACAGCAATTCAAAATAAATTGACAGCGTTTGTTGTTTTACCAAAAGATTTAAATGATTTTGGTCCTGCGTGGATTGAAAGATTTGTTCGTGTTCAAATCGAAGAAGCATTTGCAGTGGCGCTTGAAACTGCGTTCTTAAAAGGTACTGGTAAAGACCAACCAATCGGCTTAAACCGTCAAGTACAAAAAGGTGTATCGGTAACTGAGGGTGCTTATCCAGAGAAAGAAGAACAAGGTACGCTTACATTTGCTAATCCGCGCGCTACGGTTAATGAATTGACGCAAGTGTTTAAATACCACTCAACTAACGAGAAAGGTAAATCAGTAGCGGTTAAAGGTAATGTAACAATGGTTGTTAATCCGTCCGATGCTTTTGAGGTTCAAGCACAGTATACACATTTAAATGCAAATGGCGTATATGTTACTGCTTTACCATTTAATTTGAATGTTATCGAGTCTACAGTCCAAGAAGCAGGTAAGGTTTTAACGTACGTTAAAGGTTTATATGATGGTTATTTAGCTGGTGGTATTAATGTTCAGAAATTTAAAGAAACACTTGCGTTAGATGATATGGATTTATACACTGCAAAACAATTTGCTTACGGCAAAGCGAAAGATAATAAAGTTGCTGCTGTTTGGAAATTAGATTTAAAAGGACATAAGCCAGCTTTAGAAGGTACCGAAGAAACACTATAAAATTTTATGAGGTGATAAAATGGTGAAATTTAAAGTTGTTAGAGCTTTTAAAGACATAGAGCACAATCAACACAAGTACAAAGTAGGGGAGTTGTATCCAGCTGAAGGGTATAATAATCCTCGTGTTGAATTGTTGACAAATCAAATCAAAAATAAGTACGACAAAGTTTATATCGTACCTTTAGATAAGCTGACAAAACAAGAATTATTAGAACTATGCGAATCATTACAAAAAAAAGCGTCTAGTTCAATGGTTAAAAGTGAAATCGTCGACTTATTGAATGGTGAAGACAATGACGATTGATGATTTGCTTGTCAAATTTAAATCACTTGAAAAGATTGACCATAATTCAGAGGATGAGTACTTAAAGCAGTTGTTAAAAATGTCGTACGAGCGTATAAAAAATCAGTGCGGAGTTTTTGAATTAGAGAATTTAATAGGTCAAGAATTGATACTTATACGCGCTAGATATGCTTATCAAGATTTATTAGAACACTTCAACGATAATTACAGACCTGAAATAATAGATTTTTCGTTATCTCTAATGGAGGTATCAGAAGATGAAGAAAGTGTTTAAAAAACCTAGAATTACAACTAAACGTTTAAATACTCGTGTTCATTTTTATAAGTATACTGAAAATAATGGTCCAGAAGCTGGAGAAAAAGAAGAAAAATTATTATATAGCTGTTGGGCGAGTATTGATGGTGTCTGGTTACGTGAATTAGAACAAGCTATCTCAAACGGAACCCAAAATGACATTAAATTGTATATTCGTGATCCGCAAGGTGATTATTTACCCAGTGAAGAACATTATCTTGAAATTGAATCAAGATATTTCAAAAATCGTTTGAATATAAAGCAAGTATCACCAGATTTGGATAATAAAGACTTTATTATGATTCGTGGAGGATATAGTTCATGAGTGTGAAAGTGATAGGTGATAAAGCATTAGAAAGAGAATTAGAAAAACGTTTTGGCATAAAAGAGATGGTAAAAGTTCAAGATAAGGCGTTAATAGCTGGTGCTAAGGTAATTGTTGAAGAAGTAAAAAAACAACTAAAGCCCTCAAAAGATACGGGAGCATTAATTAATGAGGTAAGTTTTAGTAAACCTGAATGGATAAACGGAAAACGTACAATTACTGTTCATTGGCGAGGTTCTAAAGACCGTTATAAAATCGTACATTTAATTGAATATGGACACGTTCAAAAAGGAACAGGTAAATTTATCAAACCTAAAGCTATGGGCGGTGTTAATAGAGCAATAAGACAAGGGCAAAATAAGTATTTTGAGACGCTAAAAAGGGAGTTGAAAAAATTGTGATTGATATTTTGTACAAAGTTCATGAAGTGATTAGTCAAGACAGAATTATTAGAGAGCACGTAAATATCAATAATATTAAGTTCAATAAATACCCTAATGTAAAAGATACTGATGTACCTTTTATTGTTATTGACGATATCGACGACCCAATACCTACAACTTATACTGACGGAGATGAGTGTGCATATAGTTATATTGTCCAAATAGATGTTTTTGTTAAGTACAATGATGAATATAATGCGAGAATCATAAGAAATAAGATATCTAATCGCATTCAAAAGTTATTATGGTCTGAACTAAAAATGGGAAATGTTTCAAATGGAAAACCGGAATATATAGAAGAATTTAAAACATATAGAAGCTCTCGCGTTTACGAGGGCATTTTTTATAAGGAGGAAAATTAAATGGCAGTAAAACATGCAAGTGCGCCAAAGGCGTATATTAACATTACTGGTTTAGGTTTCGCTAAATTAACGAAAGAAGGCGCGGAATTAAAATATAGTGATATTACAAAAACAAGAGGATTACAAAAAATTGGTGTTGAAACTGGTGGAGAACTAAAAACAGCTTATGCTGATGGCGGTCCAATTGAATCAGGGAATACAGACGGAGAAGGTAAAATCTCATTACAAATGCATGCGTTCCCTAAAGAGATTCGCAAAATTGTTTTTAATGAAGATTATGATGAAGATGGCGTTTACGAAGAGAAACAAGGTAAACAAAACAATTACGTAGCTGTATGGTTCAGACAAGAGCGTAGAGACGGTACATTTAGAACAGTTTTATTACCTAAAGTTATGTTTACAAATCCTAAAATCGATGGAGAAACGGCTGAGAAAGATTGGGATTTCTCAAGTGAAGAGGTTGAAGGTGAGGCACTTTTCCCTTTAGTTGATAATAAAAAGTCAGTACGTAAGTATATCTTTGATTCAGCTAACATGACAAATCATGATGGAGACGGTGAAAAAGGCGAAGAGGCTTTCTTAAAGAAAATTTTAGGCGAAGAATATACTGGAAACGTGACAGAGGATAGCGAAGAAACTTTGTAACGAAACCGGCTTCATCGGAAACTGCGGTAAAGTCGGTTAATATACCAGATAGCATTAAAACACTTAAAGTTGGCGACACATACGATTTAAATGTTGTAGTAGAGCCATCTAATCAAAGTAAGTTATTGAAATACACAACAGATCAAACGAATATTGTATCAATCAATAGTGATGGTCAAGTTACTGCGGAAGCACAAGGCATTGCTACGGTTAAAGCAACAGTTGGTAATATGAGTGACACTATAACAATAAATGTAGAAGCATAAGAGGGGGCAACCCCTCTATTTTATTTGAAAATAAGGAGAGTATTATAAAATGGCAAAATTAAAACGTAACATTATTCAATTAGTAGAAGACCCGAAAGCAAATGAAATTAAATTACAAACGTACTTAACACCACACTTCATTTCATTTGAAATTGTATACGAAGCAATGGATTTAATCGATGATATTGAGGACGAAAATAGCACGATGAAACCAAGAGAAATCGCTGACAGATTGATGGATATGGTTGTAAAAATTTACGATAACCAATTCACAGTTAAAGACCTAAAAGAACGTATGCATGCACCTGATGGAATGAATGCACTTCGTGAACAAGTAATTTTCATTACTCAAGGTCAGCAAACTGAGGAAACTAGAAATTTTATCCAGAACATGAAATAAAGCCTGAAGATTTAACATATAAAGCAATGTTGAAAAATATGGATACTCTCATGATGGACTTAATTGAAAATGGTAAAGACGCTAACGAAGTTTTAAAAATGCCATTTCATTATGTACTTTCCATATATCAAAATAAAAACAATGACATTTCTGAAGAAAAAGCAGAGGCTTTAATTGATGCGTTTTAACCTTAACCGTTTGGTTAGGGTTATTTTTTTGAACTTTTTTAGAAAGGAGGTAAAAAATGGGAGAAAGAATAAAAGGTTTATCTATAGGTTTGGATTTAGATGCAGCAAATTTAAATAGATCATTTGCAGAAATCAAACGAAACTTTAAAACTTTAAATTCTGACTTAAAGTTAACCGGTAACAACTTCAAATATACCGAAAAATCAACTCATAGTTACAAACAAAGGATTAAAGAACTTGATGGAACTATCACAGGTTATAAGAAAAACGTTGATGATTTAGCCAAGCAATATGGCAAGGTATCTCAAGAACAGGGCGAAAACAGCGCGGAAGCTCAAAAATTACGACAAGAATATAACAAACAAGCAAATGAGCTGAATTTTTTAGAAAAAGAACTAGAAAAAACAACAACTGAGTTTGAAGAGTTCAAAAAAGCTCAAGTTGAAGCTCAAAGAATGGCAGAAAGTGGCTGGGGAAAAACCAGTAAAGTTTTTGAAAGTATGGGACCTAAATTAACAAAAATGGGTGATGGTTTAAAATCCATTGGTAAAGGTTTGATGATTGGTGTTACCGCACCTGTTTTAGGTATTGCAGCAGCATCAGGAAAAGCTTTTGCAGAAGTTGATAAAGGTTTAGATACAGTTACCCAAGCAACAGGAGCAACCGGCGGAGAGCTTAAGAAGTTGCAGAATTCATTTAAAGATGTTTATGGCAACTTTCCAGCAGATGCTGAGACTGTAGGCGGTGTTTTAGGGGAAGTTAACACAAGGTTAGGTTTCACTGGCAAAGAACTTGAGAGTGCCACAGAGTCATTCTTGAAATTTAGTCACATAACAGGTTCTGAAGGCGTACAAGCCGTTCAATTAATTACGCGTGCAATGGGTGATGCAGGTATTGAAGCTGATGAGTATCAAAGTGTACTTGATATGGTAGCGAAAGCAGCACAGGCTAGCGGTATAAGTGTTGATACATTAGCTGATAGCATTACTAAATACGGTGCTCCAATGAGGGCTATGGGCTTTGAGATGAAAGAATCAATCGCTTTATTCTCTCAATGGGAGAAATCAGGTGTTAATACTGAAATAGCCTTCAGTGGTTTGAAAAAAGCTATATCCAATTGGGGTAAAGCTGGTAAAAATCCAAGAGAAGAATTTAAGAAGACATTAGCAGAAATTGAAAAGACGCCGGATATAGCTAGCGCAACAAGTTTAGCGATTGAAGCATTTGGTGCAAAAGCAGGTCCTGATTTAGCAGATGCTATTAAAGGTGGTCGTTTTAGTTATCAAGAATTTTTAAAAACTATCGAAGATTCCCAAGGCACAGTAAATCAAACGTTTAAAGATTCTGAAAGTGGCTCCGAAAGATTTAAAGTAGCAATGAATAAATTAAAATTAGTAGGTGCTGATGTATGGACTTCTATTGAAAGTGCGTTTGCACCAGTAATGGAAGAATTAATCAAAAAGCTATCTATAGCGGTTGATTGGTTTTCCAATTTAAGTGATGGTTCTAAAAGATCAATTGTTATTTTCGGTGGTATTGCTGCTGCAATTGGTCCTGTAGTTTTTGGATTAGGCGCATTTATAAGTACAATTGGCAATGCAGTAACTGTATTAGCCCCACTATTAGCTGGTATTGCAAAGGCTGATGGATTAATTAGTTTTTTATCGACTAAAGTACCTATATTAGGAACTGTCTTCACGGCTTTAACTGGTCCAATTGGCATTGTATTAGGTGTTTTGGCTGGCTTAGCAGTCGCATTTACAATTGCTTATAAGAAATCTGAAACTTTCAGAAATTTTGTTAATGGTGCAATTGAAAGTGTTAAACAAACATTTAGTAATTTTATTCAATTTATTCAACCTTTCATTGATTCTGTTAAAAACATCTTTAAACAAGCGATATCAGCAATAGTTGATTTTGCTAAAGATATTTGGAGTCAAATTAATGGATTCTTTAATGAAAACGGAATTTCTATTGTTCAAGCGCTTCAAAATATATGCAATTTTATCAAAGCTATATTTGAATTTATTATAAATTTTGTAATTAAACCAATCATGTTCGCGATTTGGCAAGTGATGCAATTTATTTGGCCGGCGGTTAAAGCTTTAATTGTCAGTACTTGGGAGAATATAAAAGGTGTGATACAAGGAGCTTTAAATATCATACTAGGTTTAATTAAGTTCTTCTCAAGTTTATTTACTGGAGATTGGCGAGGAGTTTGGGATGCGATTGTTATGATTCTTAAAGGAGTCGTTCAATTAATATGGAATTTAATTCAATTATGGTTTGTAGGCAAAATACTTGGCGTTGTTAGGTACTTTGGCGGATTGCTAAAAGGATTAATAGCAGGTATTTGGGACGTAATAAAAAGTATATTCAGTAAATCTTTATCAGCAATTTGGAATGCGACAAAAAGTATTTTTGGATTCTTATTTAATAGTGTCAAATCAATTTTCACGAATATGAAAAATTGGTTATCTAATACTTGGAGTAGTATCCGTACGAATACGATAGGAAAAGCGCAGTCATTATTTAGTGGCGTCAAATCAAAATTTACTAATTTATGGAATGCGACGAAAGAAATTTTTAGTAATTTAAGAAATTGGATGTCAAATATTTGGAATTCCATTAAAGATAATACGGTAGGAATTGCTAGCCGTTTATGGAGTAAGGTACGTGGAATTTTTACAAATATGCGTGACGGCTTACAAAGTATTATCAGCAAAATTAAAAGTCATATCGGCGGTATGGTAGATGCTATTAAAAAAGGACTTAATAAATTAATCGACGGTTTAAACTGGGTCGGTGGTAAGTTGGGCATGGATAAAATACCTAAGTTACATACTGGTACAGAGCACACACATACTACTACAAGATTAGTTAAGAACGGTAAGATTGCACGTGACACATTCGCTACAGTTGGAGATAAGGGACGCGGAAATGGTCCAAATGGTTTTAGAAACGAAATGATTGAATTCCCTAATGGTAAACGTGTAATCACACCAAATACAGATACTACTGCTTATTTACCTAAAGGCTCAAAAGTATATAACGGTGCACAAACTTATTCAATGTTAAACGGAACTCTTCCAAGATTTAGTTTAGGTACTATGTGGAAAGATATTAAGTCCGGTGCATCATCAGCATTTAACTGGACAAAAGATCAAATAGGTAAAGGTACCAAATGGCTTGGCGATAAAGTTGGCGATGTTTTAGATTTTATTGAAAATCCAGGAAAACTTTTAAATTATATACTTGAAGCTTTTGGAATTGATTTCAATTCTTTAACTAAAGGAATGGGAATTGCAGGCGACATAACAAAAGCTGCATGGTCTAAGATTAAGAAAAGTGCTACTGATTGGATAAAAGAAAATTTAGAAGCTATGGGCGGTGGCGATTTAGTCGGCGGAATATTAGACCCTGACAAAATTAATTATCATTATGGACGTACCGCAGCTTATACCGCTGCAACTGGAAGACCATTTCATGAAGGTGTCGATTTTCCATTTGTATATCAAGAAGTTAGAACGCCTATGGGTGGTAGACTTACAAGAATGCCGTTTATGTCTGGTGGTTATGGTAACTATGTAAAAATTACTAGTGGCGTTATCGATATGCTATTTGCGCATTTGAAAAACTTTAGCAAATCACCACCTAGTGGCACGATGGTAAAGCCCGGCGATGTTGTTGGTTTAACTGGTAATACCGGATTTAGTACAGGACCACACTTACATTTTGAAATGAGGAGAAACGGACGCCATTTTAACCCTGAACCATATTTAAGAAATGCAAAGAAAAAAGGTAGGTTATCAATTGGTGGCGGTGATGCTACTTCTGGAAGTGGTGCAACTTATGCCAGCCGAGTAATCCGACAAGCGCAAAGTATTTTAGGAGGACGTTATAAAGGTAAGTGGATTCATGACCAGATGATGCGAGTTGCAAAGCGTGAAAGCAACTATCAATCAAATGCAGTGAATAATTGGGATATTAATGCTCAAAGAGGAGACCCGTCTAGAGGATTATTCCAAATTATCGGCTCAACTTTTAGAGCTAACGCTAAACGAGGGTACACTAATTATAATAATCCAGTACATCAAGGTATCTCAGCAATGCAGTACATTGTTAGACGATATGGTTGGGGTGGTTTTAAACGTGCTGGTGATTACGCATATGCTACAGGTGGAAAAGTTTTTGATGGTTGGTATAACTTAGGTGAAGACGGTCATCCAGAATGGATTATTCCAACAGATCCAGCTCGTAGAAATGATGCAATGAAGATTTTGCATTATGCAGCAGCAGAAGTAAGAGGGAAAAAAGCGAGTAAAAATAAGCGTCCTAGCCAATTATCAGACTTAAACGAGTTTGATGATCCTAGCTTATTATTGAAAATGATTGAACAACAGCAACAACAAATAGCTTTATTACTGAAAATAGCACAATCTAACGATGTGATTGCAGATAAAGATTATCAGCCGATTATTGACGAATACGCTTTTGATAAAAAGGTGAACGCGTCTATAGAAAAGCGAGAAAGGCAAGAATCAACAAAAGTAAAGTTTAGAAAAGGAGGAATTGCTATTCAATGATAGACACTATTAAAGTGAACAACAAAATAATTCCTTGGTTGTATGTCGAAAGAGGGTTTGAAATACCCTCTTTTAATTATGTTTTAAAAACAGAAAATGTAGATGGACGTTCGGGGTCTATATATAAAGGGCGTAGGCTTGAATCTTATAGTTTTGATATACCTTTGGTGGTACGTAATGACTATTTATCTCACAACGGCATTAAAACACATGATGACGTCTTGAATGAATTAGTAAAGTTTTTTAACTACGAGGAACAAGTTAAATTACAATTCAAATCTAAAGATTGGTACTGGAACGCTTATTTCGAAGGACCAATAAAGCTGCACAAAGAATTTACAATACCTGTTAAGTTCACTATCAAAGTAGTACTAACAGACCCTTACAAATATTCAGTAACAGGAAATAAAAATACTGCGATTTCAGACCAAGTTTCAGTTGTAAATAGTGGGACTGCTGACACTCCTTTAATTGTTGAAGCCCGAGCAATTAAACCATCTAGTTACTTTATGATTACTAAAAATGATGAAGATTATTTTATGGTTGGTGATGATGAGGTAACCAAAGAAGTTAAGGATTACATGCCTCCTGTTTATCATAGTGAGTTTCGTGATTTCAAAGGTTGGACTAAGATGATTACTGAAGATATTCCAAGTAATGACTTAGGTGGTAAGGTCGGCGGTGACTTTGTGATATCCAATCTTGGCGAAGGATATAAAGCAACTAATTTTCCTGATGCAAAAGGTTGGGTTGGTGCTGGCACGAAACGAGGGCTCCCTAAAGCGATGACAGATTTTCAAATTACCTATAAATGTATTGTTGAACAAAAAGGTAAAGGTGCCGGAAGAACAGCACAACATATTTATGATAGTGATGGTAAGTTACTTGCTTCTATTGGTTATGAAAATAAATATCATGATAGAAAAATAGGACATATTGTTGTTACGTTGTATAACCAAAAAGGAGACCCCAAAAAGATATACGACTATCAGAATAAACCGATAATGTATAACTTGGAC